ATTCGCCATCTGTTAGAAAAGAATAAGCGTGACATTTTGCTTGCAACACATGGTTCTGAACAGGAGCTAAATGCTCGATTTCTTAAGATGAAGAGAAAGTACGGGGTCATAAGTAATTACACATGTAATGATTTCTCTGAATGGGATGCAAGTTTTCGTAATCCATTTGTACAGTTAACAGCATACTTGCTAAAAGCGTCTGGTTGTCCGGCTAACATTGTTGATGAGTTCACCACTTTTAGAGAGTCTTGGGTCATGCAATACCAAACTATCTGGGGCATTGCAACCTTGAGCGGCAAGGAAAAACAGTTTTCTGGGAATCCTTTTACCATATTTGAGAACACCATAGGTAATATGGCTTTGTGTTTTTCCATATTCGATTATGTTAATTTTAAGTTTGCGCTATTTAAAGGTGATGACTCCGCTGTTGCTTGTGATTATTGTTTAATGACTGAGAAGGCGTCTGAAATTTTATCATATACAGGTCATGGGTTAAAACTCCATAATAGTCCAATTGGTGAATTCGCCGGTTGGTTTTTAACTGATCGTGGGCTATTTCCTGATGTCTTGCGTCATGTTTGTAAGTTTTTGGACAAATTATATTATGATGAAGATCATTTTCAAGAGGTCGTACAATCGCTACAGTGTCGTTGTGATGCTGTGCGTAATACTGATCAGCTCTTCGCCGGCGCTGCTATGTGTGCGGCTTACTATAATAATTATGCTCGTGAAGAGTGTTCCGACCGATCTTTATCTGATGAGGATATGCAGAATTTGTTTTGGTTTATGAAGAGTAGTAGAAGTATAGATTTTAAGTCACTCGAGGAGGTTGATATGCGAACATTGAAGGTGGACAATCGTGGTGACTTTATTTCTAAATAATTTTTCTTTTAAATATTTGTACATATTTGTAAATATTTATTGGCATTTGAATTTGATTGAAACTATTTTCAATCAAATTTAAATGCATTTATTTTAAATTTAAATTTGTATATATTTTAACATTTGAATTTGGTTAAGATTATTCTTAACCAAATTCAAATGTGCTATTTAAATTGTAAATAGGAAAATTATAATGGACCTTCTACCTTTGTCCATTTTTACTTATATTGAATATTTAATATTCTATTTTATTTTAATCAGAACAAATCATCTAACTTATTTTATTTATTTATGATAACATGTCATCTGGTGTTAATAACGCTGTTGATGTTGATCTCTTCACAGAGATGCAAATGCAGGGCGATTCAGAAGTGCAGTCACGCGCTGTTTCGCAGCGCCCAGAGATTGCTTTCGTTCAGAAGTGTTTACATCCTCCTTCTGCCCTGCCAGGTTATCAAGGCATACCTACTAACGATGCTCGTAGCCAGGTTTGTTTGGAATGGCGTCGTATGAATTTGAATAACACGCCTTACATTTTTGATCAAACCACTGCCAAGGTTCGTGCCGTAACACCAGACGATCTCGGCCAGTTTGATTATGCATTTTTGCATCTTAATGGTTGCCGTGTCATGTCTGTACCATATATATATAATCGCACGGTTAACACAATGACTCAAGATTTAAACAACGTTCAGATAATTAACCAGTATAATTGGAATAGCTGGGCTGGTGACGCTAACTTACATCGTGTCGTCTATAAGTCATCAACTCATACATTAAATGCCACTGCTTTTAATGACACTGGTATTGTTGTTGGCAACCAATTTAATCCAAACATTTTATTCCACGGTTCACTAACTGAAATGGCTGACATCATGCCTACTAATTTCCGTGCTTTTGTTAAATCTATGATCCGCGCCGGTTATGTAACAACAACCAACGATCCTATCGATCGTGAGAGGTTTAATTCCTTCCCACGCTACATCCGGGAAGATATACTTGAGGCGTGCAATTTAAAGCCTGGCACTACTCTCCGTCTAGATCCTGATGTTAAAATCCAGGTCCTTAATTTTAGCTACTCTAGCATGAATCAGTTTCCAACAGCTGTTCCAACTAATGATTCGATTCTTCAGAATTCTCTTCGTAGCTACGGCGGTAAAGCCCTTGAAGGTGCTTTCTCGATTCAGAGACTCAACACCATCGCGCCTTCTTGGTGTGCAGCCGCAAACACCGTTAATATGAACGATGAGACCATAATACCTGGTCTATATTTTTGTTACATCTTCACTCTCGGCGGTGACGGAGATCCTCATTTCGTCCCTATTAACGAAAATGCTGCTGTGGACGACACTCCTGATAAGCTTAAGATCCTTCAGGACACATTGTGGACGAAAGATATGACTATGTCCTGGGTTAAGTTTTCTGGTTTATCACTTAATCCAGTTGCGACTGGTTCTAGTTATCCATCTACCCAACTCATGGCAATCAAACAATATATTGGTATAGAAGTTCAACCATCACCTGTTAGTGCATGGGGCGCTATGATGAAATTGGGTCCAAAACCAGACTTGCAGTCAATGCAAGCACTGATGGATGGGTTTTTCGAGCTTAAGGATGTTTTACCGGCTCGTTATAATTTTTGGGGTACTCTTGGCTCTATTGCCGCCCAGGGGTTGAAAACCTTTGGGTCTTCCATACTTGAGAATCTTATGTCATCTGGCGGGAGTAAATCTAAACCGTCGTCAAAGAGCACTAAACCGAAAAAGGAGATGGCAGAAGTACGTGATGTTGCTCGTAAAGAGGACTCGCTTAATAAGAAGGTTGACCAATTGTTCGCCGCACTTACTAAGGGAATCGGCAACGGAATGCAAATATCTGGCAAAGCTAAGATGCGGGTCAATAGATCTAGGCGAAAGCAACCCGGCAAGCGTACAAACCGCAGCAACCCCGTCATATTACCACCTGGTCAGTCAAATCAGACAAACCCACCAGTCGTTAAGCCTCAGCGAAGAACTCGTTCTAAGTCGGCTAGAAGATCTGCTTGACGGATATGAGGTTATTTCTTCTTCATCTTCTGATGAGGAAGTTTACATTTATTATTAGCACTATGCACCCGGCCGTGCTATTTTTATTAATTATTATTATTATTTTAATCAAAATTTGTCAAACGTGGATAACCTAGCAGCGCTCGATGAGCGTGTAAGCTCTGTCCTAGGTTTTTCTCAGAAACTTTTCGTTACCAGCGATTTGTGGACCTGATTTTAATTGCAGGCGTTATGGGATTGTAATACCTATGGTTCAATTCACCCTTGGCTAGTATGCTACGTTTGTTTTCCTCTTGGTCCTAAGGGGACTTATTTTGGTTTATTTATTATATATATAGAGGTTTTCCGGGTTTCCTCACAATAAGTTTATTATTTCTTATTTAGTAACA